ACTCTTGCTAGTGGTCAGGTTATAGCTTATTCATTATGAGTCTTGCTAATGCACTAAAAAAGGCTGCCAGTGCTTCATTGAAGAAGCTTGGTGGTGATGTGACTATCAGGAAAGTAACAGCAGGGGCATACAATACCACCACTGGAGCCATTTCAGAATCTACATCTGATACAACCATCAAAGGTGCATTAAGTAATGTTTCAAGAAATCAAGTAAATGATTTGATTGAATCACAAGATAAATTGCTTACTATATCTGCTGGTGATCTTACTTTTGTCCCTACAACAAAAGATAGAGTTGTTATTAGTAATGTTGAATTTAAAATTGTTCAAGTTGTTATAAATGAGCAAAATAATACACCAGTAAGTTTTGACCTTATTTTGAGGTAAACATGGCAAGACAAATCAGATTAGATCAAATAGATGATGTGATGAAAGAGGCAGTAGAAGATTTAGTAAAGGCAACTACTTTAGAGTGGACTCGAAAAGTGAAAAAAGCAACACCAGTTAGAGTTGTTTATAAAGGTGAACCAAGAGGAGGAGGGCAGTTAAGAAACGCATGGCAAACAGATATAAAACCATTTGTAGGTACAGTGACTAATAATCTTGCTTACGCTGAGCCTGTTTGTTTTGGTGTTAACTTACCACCGTCATGGGGAGGGACATATAGAACTAGACAAAAAACTGTGGCTGGGTTTCCAGAAATTATTGGAAAAGAGCTTGAACAATATGCTAGAGCAGAATATGAAAAGATTAAAAGAGGTATTTGATGGCTGCAACAGATTTAAATACAGTTAGATCCACAATAGAGGCTAGGTTAGCCACAGAGCTTGCCTCAAGTCCAGCTATCCCTGTTGTATTCAATAACATGACCTTTGACTCTACAGCAGAGGATACTTTTGTTCAGTGTATTACTAGCTTTGGTGCTAATGAATATTTAACTCAAGGTAGTTCAAGCACAGCCACAAATAATGTTGTTGGTTTGGTTATTCTTAATGTGTTTACTGAGGAAGGAATTGGAGCAGGGTCAAATTACACTATTTGCAAGAGGTTAAGAGACTTGTACAATAGAATTACTGTTTCTAATGTGATTTTTGATCCACCCATTGGCCCTGAGATATTCACATCAAGTCCAGAGGGAAAGTTTCAAACACAAATTAGAATTACTTTTAATATTTTTGAGGAATTTTAAATGGAAATCACAGAAAAAATGCTTGATGCTATCGAGGCTGTAAAAGGTAAGCGTAACCCTGCGTATTGGGATAATCGCTGTAAAAGATATATGGAAAACCAAGAAAATTTAAAAAAAGATGTGAAAAAACCTAAAAAAGGTTAATATAAAATAAATACTTATTTTTGTTATGGCTATCAAGGGTGATGTTGGCAAAATTATGTTTGAAAACGCTGGCGGTACGGAAGCTGACGTTGGACAAACAAGGTCTTGGTCTTTATCTATTACTAAAGACACCATGGAGACAACCAAACAAGGCGATACTTTTAAAACAAATATCGGTGGTTTAATTTCTGGTGAAGGGTCAGCAGAACTTTTATATAATCCTAGTGAAACAGGTGCAGGGTACACAACATTTATTGACGATGTTTTAACCACAGGTGACAACGCTGACGCATTATTTGAATTATTCCCTGATAGAGATACTTCAGCAAAAAAAATTAGTTTTGCTGGTATTATTACCTCTGCTGAATATGGTGCAACACTTGGCGAAGTACAAATAATAAATATCAGCTTCCAAACTAGCGGAACTATAACTTCAGCTATATAGTAAATTAAGAATACTTCGCATTTAATTTATGGCAATCAAAAGAACTATTGATCTCATTACTGAGTCCTACGGAGATCAGATGTCTACTAGGAGAAAGTATGAATTTAAAAATGCTAAAGGGGAAAAGATAGTTGATTTATATTTTAAACCTTTAACAAGATTTGATAGACAAAGAGCGCAAAGTGTAGCTGGCACTGATGAGGCACTTACAGTGTCAACTCAATTACTTTGTCAAATGGCAGAGCTTGAAGATGGGACAAAAGCTTTTGCACTTGCTGATGCTCCAAACTTACAACGAGAACTTCCAGAAAATGTTTTGAATGAAATCGAACTGTTTTTATTTGATATTAAATTAGATATTGATACAGCAAAAAAAGAATAAGAGGGGATAACTGGTTTCATTTTGAGTTTTTCCTAGCAACAGAACTTTGCAAAACTTTACAAGAATTAAGAACTCTTATTACAGAGGAAGAGTTGATTTACTGGGCTGCGTATTATGAAATTAAAAATGAAAGAGAAAAAAAAGAATTAAATCGCCAAAGAGCAAATAGAAGGTAATATATAATAAAGTCTTTTTTTATTTGTGGCACAAGCAAATGTAAAACTTACAGTTGATGCGACCTCTGCCACTAGAGCGTTACAAGGTGTCCAAACAAAAACCACAAAATTACAAGGAGCTTTTGGAGCTTTAAAAACAGCAGTAGTAGGAATAGGATTAACAGCTTTAGCAAAACAAGCAGTTTCAACATCAACAAATTTTGAAAAATTAAATGTAAGATTAGGATTACTTACAAAAGCTTCAGGAACTTTTGCAGCTTCACAAAAAATTGCCGCAGACGCTCAAAAAGCTTTTGGTTTAAGTGCAACAGAGGCACTTGAGGGAATTACAGATATAACCGCAAGATTAGCTCCTTTGGGTGTTGGTGTAGAAGATATTAAAAGTACATTTTTTGGATTTAATACAGCAGCAAAATTAGCTGGAGCATCAACCATTGAGGCATCAAACGCATTTAGGCAACTTGCACAGGCTTTAGGTTCAGGAAGATTAGCTGGCGATGAATTTAGAAGTATATCTGAGCAAATTCCAACACTTTTACAGCCTATTGCAAAAGAATTAGATGTGCCTATTGGAAAGTTGAAAGAATTAGCTGCTGAAGGAAAGTTAACAAGTGAAGTTGTTTTAAGGTCTTTGAGAACTATAGAAACAGATGGGGCAGCTTCATTGAAAGCTTTAATTGAAAATGATCCTACACAAGTTTTTAAAGATTTATCAAATGAGGGTGAAAATCTTGCAAGGGCAGTTGGAGATTTATTGTTGCCTGCACTAATTCCAACAGTTAAGGCTTTAACTGGTCTAACAAAAGCTGCTGTTGATTTTGTTAATTCGCCAATAGGAAAAACTGCTGCAATATTCACTGGAATAGCTTTTGCTGTTAAAGGGGCTACTGCTGCAATAGTTCTTATAAAAGCTGCAATGATTACTTTAGGGGGTGTTGCTGGAGCTTTGGCGATAGCAATGAACGCAATACCTTTTGTTGCTTTGGTAACTGCTGCTGGTGCTTTAACAACAGCATTTATAAAGTTAAATGGTCAAAAACAAAAATTTAATAATTTAATTAATGAAGGTGGTGAAGAAGATGTTACACAGGCACTTAGAGAACAAGCAAAGGTTGTTGGAGAATTAGCAAGACAACATGACGCAGCTTCAGGCAGAAATAAAAAGGCATTAAAAAGAAAACTTGAAGAAGCTGAACTTGAAGCAAAAATGTTAGAGGGAAGGCTACAGACTGTCAAATCCGATCAATTAATAGCAGAGGCGGCAAATAATATTGTTGAGATAAAAACTAATCAAACTAAGGTTGAGACAGAAAATGCAAGACTAAGTGAAGTTCAAGTAAAGCATCACAAGCAAATCGTTGCTGAAGCAAAAAAAGAAATGGACGAAATAAATGAAAAAAATAAAAAATTTAAAGATTTTTTAGATAAGCAAGAAAGATCAAGAGAGCTTATTCAAGGAAGCATTGATGGAAACAGGGAAGAAATAGAACTACAACACGCAATAAATGATGCTGTTGCAATACATGGCGAACACAATAGGGAACAAATCACACAAATTTTGGAAGCTAACAAAGCCTTAGAAGATCAAAAAGAAGCTATCGAAGAAAATGGAAAAGCGGCAGATACGTTAAAAGATAAATTTAAACAAATTGGTGAAAGTGTTAGAAGTGATTTAGTAGGTAATTTAAGAGAAGCAATAAATGGAAGTCAAAGTTTTGGGGAAGCTCTTGGAAATGTACTAAATAATTTAAAAAATAAACTACTTGACATTGCATTAGACAAAGCAATTCAAGGAATAGGTAATGCGATTAGTGGTGGTAAAGGTTTTGGAGGTGGTTTCTTTTCTGGTCTGTTTGGCAAAGAAAGAGGTGGAAGAGTATCGGCTGGTGGTGCTTTTGTTGTAGGAGAAAGAGGCCCTGAATTATTGCAGATGGGTTCAAAGGGTGGCAATATAATTCCAAACAGTCAGCTTGGGGGCGGTGGTGACAGCATCAATAACATGGTTACAGTGAATGTAGATGCGAGTGGTAGCTCTGTTCAAGGCTCTACCACTGATGCTCAACAACTAGGTCAAGTAATTGGTCAGGCAGTTCAGGCTCAACTAATCAAAGAAAAACGTGCTGGAGGTTTATTAGCATAATGGCAACTTTTCCTTCTATAACTCCTACTTACGGAACCACACAAACAGTAGAACAAAAAAGCATCACTACAAAAATGGGTGATGGATACGAGTTTAGGACTGTTTTTGGTTTGCCAGCAAATAAAAGACTGCATATTGTTAATTTAAGTTTTGCTATATCGGAAACAGATGCTGACACAATAGACACTTTTTTAAATAGTAGATTTGATGACCAAGCTTCTTTTGATTACACAATGACAGGAGAATCAAGTGCTAGAAAGTTTAAATGCACAAGTCGATCAAGGTCTATTCCATATCTAAACAGAGTAAATATGAACCTTACATTTGAGGAGGTTGCAGAACCCTAATGGCAATACCAACCAGTGAACTTCAAAAAATAAATCCTTCAGCAATTATTGAGTTGTTTGAATTACAACTTATTGCCTCAATACATGGATCAGATCAGCTTTACAGATGGCATAGTGGATCGAATCAAAATGGTAATGGAGAGATAGTATGGCAGGGTAACTCTTACGCAAGATTTCCAGTTGAGGCAGAGGGTTTTGAGTTTACAGGAAAAGGACAAATTCCAAGACCTACATTGACTGTAAGTAATGTTTTATCTACTCTTACGACTTTGATTGCCTCTGTAAATGCTTTTACACCAGCAAACGATTTAAATGGAGCAAAACTTACCAGAATAAGAACAACAGCAGATAACCTTGATGCTGTTAACTTTGCACCTGTCACAACGACCTCTACAACTACAACAACGATAGCTGATCCAGCAGACGCTGAAACTGTTACATTTACTGTTACAGTTGCACAAGATTCATATAGCAACAATATATTTTTAATAAATGGTGTAGCGAAACCTGTTTTAACAATGAAAAGAGGTTCAACATATATTTTTAATCAATCTGACAATTCTAATGTTGGACACCCTTTAAGAATAAAGTCAGATGCTGGAGGACAACAGACAACGACTAATGCTGGAACTCTTGGAACAGATGCAACTGTTACTTATGAGCCAGCTTACCCTGATGCCCCAAACGACTTGAGATATTACTGCACAAGTCATGGAAATAATATGGGTAATACAATCACAATGAACAATCCAAATACCACAACAGGAACAACCACTACTTCGACCACTACTCAAACTAATCCATTTGGGACACCTAGCTCAAACAAATTCCCTGATGAAATATTTTTTTTAGATAGAAAAATAGTAGAAAATAGAGAGGTTGTACAGTATGAGTTGGTTTCTGCTCTTGATCTTGCAAATGTTCGTGTACCAAAAAGACAAATTACTAGAAAAGATTTTGATGGAGTTGGTACATTTATTGACGCATGAATTGGAAAGATAAAGCTGCTCAACACGCAAAAGAATGTTTACCTAAAGAATGTTGTGGTTTGTTGGCAATAGTCAAAGGTAAAGAAGTTTATTTTCCTTGTAAAAATTTAGCAAACGACCAAATATCTTATTTTATTATTGACCCTGATGATTGGGCTAATGCAGAAGATAGTGGTGAACTTATAGGACTTATACATTCTCACCCAAAAGGTTCTATATTCCCCTCTGAAGCTGATAAACAAGCCTGTGAATACTTAGGTCTAAAGTGGCATATATACAGTCCAGAGCTTGATGATTGGTATAGTTTCAAACCATCTGGATATAAACCCTCGTCTGTTATTGGTAAAACTTGGATTTGGGGTGCTGCTGATTGTTGGAGTCTTGTTGTTGAGTATTTTAAATCTATAAATCTAAAGGTCAAAGATTGGCCACGACCAAAAGACCCAAGAGAAATGTTCACTAATAATCTTTTTGAATATGCCTTACCAAAAACAGGTTTAGTAGAGGTTAATGATGATATACAAAAAAATGATGTACTATTGATGAGTATGGGAAAATATAAAGGTTGTCATGTTGGTGTTTATGTTGGTGAACAGATGGTTTTACACCATCAAATTGGTAGACTAAGTTCAAAAGATTTATTGGATTCTCAAATGCAAAAATCTATTTATAAAAAATATCGTCATGTTGAGAACTATTAAAGTATATGGAAAGTTAAGACAAATTTTAGGTCAGTCTACTTTTGAGGCTGAATTGAATAATGTCGGTCAAGCTTTTAGTTTTTTATACAACAACTTTCCTGAGTTACAAAAGCATCTTCTTAATAGCAACTATCGAGTTTGGACAGGAGATAAATTAGTAACTGAAGAAAAAATATTTATGTCTGGTGAAAAAGAGATAAGAATAATTCCTGTTGCATCTGGTTCAATTGGTGCTTTACCTTTTTTTGCTCCAATTATCAGTGGAGGTGTTTCTAGTGTTATATCAGGAATAGTTGGAACTGGAATTATAGGTTCTATAGTTACGGCTGTTGGTACTTCATTGATTGTTGAAGGTGTGACTTCTATGCTTGCTCCACAACCACCTAGTTTGACTCCTTCAGGAATGGACGCAACAGACCCATCTTCACTTGCTTCAAACTATTCATTCAGTGGAATTACTAATATCAGCAAAAGTGGTGTTCCGATTAATTTAATTTATGGAGAGACTATAGTTGGATCAGTGACAGTTTCAAATGGAATTGACACTGTTCAAGTTAGGGGTTAATAAATTATGGCTGGAATCCAAGAATTTTCACAAAA